TAACCATACCTGCCTATCACACAGCGAATAGCTATACCACGTTTGCTGATGCTGATTCATATATTTCCTCTTACTCCAGAGCGTCGTATAATTGGGGGCTGTTGTCGAAATCCAAGAAAAAATATGCTTTGATTTTGGCGGCGCAAGCATTGAATAGTTTTAATTACCGGGGGTGGCCGGTTACGAAGAACCAGACCTTGGCTTTCCCCCGGTATGCCTCAAATCAATTGCACAAGCAGTTGGATAATTTCTATGACATTGATTATACCTCCATTGTGACGGATGGTGATTTTGAAATAGAAGATAACAAAATTGTATCTACCGGAAGCCTTGCACTTTTTGCAGACGCTTTCGATAATGAAGATTTGGTACTGAACCAAGTTATTCGAGTTTCTGGAATCACAGCCGATGAATATGAATATCTCACCGTAATAGACATGGATTCAGATGGGGAATGGGTGAAAGTTAAGGAAGCCCTTTCCAATAATTCAGACAATACTCTCAGTATATGGGCGATGAATATTTTCGGCGTTCCCAAGAATGTGGAGTATGCTCAGATCGAAATGGCGGCGCAGGTGGTGAATACGAAAATGTTTATGCAGGATATTGGGGAAAGGCCAGAACCCCCAATACAAAGTTTCTCATTAACCGGCGCATTGTCAGTGCGATACATTACTGAAATCACCCGACGAAGTAAATTCGAGGACGCTGGGCCTCTTGATATAATTTATAACCTCCTCAATCCTTGGTTGGCCGGTATAAAGGGGGCTGTGGTTTGAAAAACTTTGCCCGAATACAGACCAAGGCCGGAAACTTCCTGAGCCGGATTATGCAGAGCGGAATGGAAATTCAAATTACGTACAAGCTGTATCAGAATTCCTCTTTTGACGATGAAACCGGCATGAATGTAGATGTGTACTCGGAGTACGAAGTTCCGGCAATTCGTGTGGACGCCTCTCTTCAGGCGCAATTGGCTTCTACCATCTTGGCCGGGGTTGCTTTTAACGCGGGGGAAATTATTTATCTGATTCAACATAAAGAAATGCCGAGATCAGATGTGTACAGCCCGAATATTTTAAAGGATTATATCCAGGACGGGACGGTAGAGCGGCAGATTAAAAATGCAGTGCCTATTTTCGACATTCTTGTAAAGGTGCAGGTGTGATCGGGAATATTTTGCTCCTTTTATGTAAAAAATGCCAAATTCTTACTGAGCGGGAATATGAGTGATTTTGTGTCAGCCATAAATAAATTCCAACAAAAAGCCGAGGTTTTAACAACCAGCGTTTTTCGGGAATCTTGCAGGGATATTTCGGTAAACATTGCAACCAAAAGCCCTGTTTCTACGGGGAGGTTATTGGGGCAGTGGGCACCGAGCGCGGGTACTCAGAGTTCATACAGTTTTCAGGGCGGGGCAAGCGCATGGAGGAGGGTGCCGGGGGGCTACCAAAAAGATGAGGGTATCGCAGCAATAAACCGGGGGGCGGCTATGGGGAACCTGACGCCGAGAATTTCCTCGGCGGTTGCGTCTCTAAACAAACAGAGCGCCTACTATTTTACAAACAATACCCCGTATATTCAAAATGCGGAACACGAAGGTTGGCGGGGAACGGGGCCATACCACATGATTGAAACGAGTGTGTTGGGGTGGAAACAAACAGTTGGCGAAGTAGCGATGAGGTTAAAGGGTGTCTAATTATTCCGCTATACAACAATTACTGAATTCTCAGTTATCCTCTATGGCTTCTATAATGGGGGGAACCCCCTGGAAGCGGGAAAATTTGGACATTGCTCCGAACGAAAACGAGATATACATAGAATCCGAACTTATCCCAGCGGAAACGGGATACCCGAATGTGGGGCTGATTGGGTTTGAGCATGAGTTTGGTACATTTGCGGTGTACGTAAAAGGGGTACGTTATCAGGGGTGGGGAGGTTATTCTGATATCGTAGACGAAATAATAGACCATTTCCCGCGAAATTTAATTTTAGCGGACTCTGCGAGTTCCATAAATTTAAAAATATTAAAGGCGTTTGCGTTGAGCGGGTTCACCGCTTCGGATGGAAGATATACGATACCCGTTTATGTGCGGTATGACACATACATTTGCTATTAGGAGGACATAAAAATGACTGATTGTGGAATCACGACTGCGAGAGGCAGTAGGTTAAGTACAATATACGCAATGGAGGATTGCTGGTCTTCGTTGCCATCTTCCCCCGTCCCTTTCAACCTTCGAGTTACTGGGTTTGGGGTACAACTAAGTAAAGATTCTTTTCAGAGCGATGAACTACGCTCGGATAGACAAGTTTCCGACCTCCGGCACGGCATGTACACGGTTGGCGGCGATCTTCCGGTAGAACTTTCTGCCGGTGCGTTTGACGACCTGATTGCCAGCGCCATGTTTAGTCCGTGGGATTCTGATGATACGATTATCATTGGAACGGATATGCAGTCTTTTACCCTTCAGAGAGGGTTTACAGATGTCGGGCAATACCATTGGTTCCCCGGCTGTGTGGTTAACACGTGGAGTTTGTCTATCGCCCCCAATGCAATCGTAACCAGTACGTTTAGCGTAATTGGGAAAACGATGGAAACCGGCACTTCTGCTCATCTTACTAATGCAACGGATAAGGCGACCAACGCCCCCTTTGACTCTTTTAGTGGGTTTATTCGGGAAGGCGGCACAGGAAGTGGAGATGAAATCGCTGTTGTAACCGGGCTGGATTTAAACCTCAACAACAATATTGAGGCGCTTCAAGTTATCGGTAATAACAAGGCAGCGGGCCTTGCCGATGGTAGGGCAATTGTAGACGGCACACTTACCGCCTTCTTTGTTGATTCCATTATGCTGAACAAGTTCCTGAATGAAACTGAGTCTATTCTGAATTTTCAGTTGCAAGATGATGTTGGAAACACGTTGGAATTTCTGCTCCCCAGAATTAAGTACAGCGGATCAGATGTAAGTGTGGATTCTGAAGCCCCCGTCACTTTGAGTATGCCTTTTCAGGCTCTCTTAGACAGCGGAACCGGAACCACGATGCGAATCACCCGTAGTTAAACATAACCGGCCCCCTGAAATATGGGGGCCAATAAGACGCTGAAAGGAGCGCAACTATGAACACTGTAGACCTGAACACCCTCGACACCAGTAAAGCTTCGGAAGACGGAGTATGGACGGAAATTGAAAATCCCTCCACCGGCGAACCCCTCGGCATTAAAATCAAAGTTCTTGGAATGGACTCCAAAGCCTACCAGGATCAGCAGAGAAAAACCCAAGACCGCAACATGAAGAAAGGCTTTCGTGGCCTCAAGCAACTCAAATCCGAAACCATTGAAAAAGACAAAATTGAACTGATCTGCGCCTGTACGGTAGATTGGGAGAATGTGGTGTATGACGGAGAAGCCCTTGAATGCACCCGCGAGAACTGCCGGTGGTTGTACAAGACGTATCGGTGGATTTTTGACCAAGTGGACGAGTTTATTGGAGACAGGGGCAATTTTTTGGGGGAGTAGCTGAAGTCCTTGACGAGTATATGTCCTACGCCATTGATATGGATTACAAGGACGGCAAACAGTCAACGACAAGGCGGCAGAGCCTCATGCAAGTGCTTCAATCTGTGCCGGAGAACTCTGTCGCCTACCAATCTGCCCTGGAAACGCTGGAAGCAGAGCCGGAAATACCTTTTTATTTGGAACATATTCTGGAATGGTTTTGGGAACTGAACAGTAGGCGCACAGCCGGGGGTTTTTCACACAACCCGATTACTTGGACAGACTTGGGGTTCTGGAATATGCTGAAGAACAAGCGGGCAACCCCAATAGAAATAGAAATAATTGAAATCATAGACCGGCTGTACTTGAAGTACATAAACGAAAAGTCAGAGAAGGGGTCTAAAGAACATGGTAATATTCCGAATAAGAAATCAAAGAAACGGTAGGGCGTTTATCGGGGCAGTGCCTGATCCGACAACGATAATGGAGTATGATTTTCCCGCCTCTTTGAAAGAGGATATGAAAGAATATTCTTTCTCCACACAAATACTTGGGGAATACAACAGCAAGGAAACCATAAAACGCAAAATAGCCAATCTACTTGAAAAAGAAATAAACCCGTACAACAATGACTCGGAAGAATCTCCAAAAGAAGTGATAGTGGCGGAGTACCCCCCGGTGGAAGAAGAAATCATCTTTGAAGCGCCCCTCGACGATATAGAGGAATAAGACATTGGCTGATTTAGCAACTTTAGGGATTGTCGTAAATTATAGAGAGCAACCGGCAGGAGTTGCCCAAAGTCTTCAGAAAGTGGCGAAAGGGGCGGAGGCTGCGGCCAAAGCCTCTGATAAACTCGCCACTTCTGGGAGAACTGCGTCCCGAGGGATTGCTAAAACCAGAACAGCCACACAGCAGGCCGCCAAAGGTTATGCTTCATTAGGCAATCAGATAAAAAAATTAAACCAAGCTTTTTCTACTGTCCAGCACACCCCCAAAGGACTGAGAGATTTAGCGGCCAATTTACGCGCGATAGATATCGAAGCAAAGAAGGCTTACGAATCAGGGAACATGAGTGTAAACTCGTATAAGCGCCTATCTACCGCCTCTGATCAGTTATCTGCAAGGATACGGGAACAGACCTCCACTCTACAAAGCAATACGGCACAATATAAGGCAGCAGATGTTGCTGCTCAACGGCACATCGCTACCTTAAAACAACAACAAGCCGCCAGAGCAAACCTTGCTCAAAATCAAGCATACGAAGCATCGCGAAAACGGGAATTGGGTATGCTTCGCAATGATATCATTGCCAGAAGCCAGCAATCCCAACAAATGCAGCGAGTGGCTGCGGATTATCAAAAACACGATAGGTTGGCCCAACAACACAATGCGGCATTACAAAAAAAACAAGCAACACTGGGGCGGGTCGAACAAGCCTATGCCAGAGTCATATCCCGTATTAAAATGTTTGCCTCGTTTTTGGTGTCCATTACGATTTTAATGGGCTTCCAGCGGGCCATGCGGGGGCTTGTAAGCACAATTACAGAATTTGATCAGGCGTTGTGGAGTTTGCGGGCATTGACCGGAGCCACTGCCGCCGAAGTACGTTCAATGGGGGACGCAATACGAGACGTTGCCCGTGACACTAAGTTTTCCGCCGGTGAGGTTGCGGCAGGTATGGAAATACTTGGAAAAGCGGGTTTCAGCGCCACCGAATCCATGCGGATGATTGAACCCCTTGCCCANCTTGCAACAGGGGCATTGGAAGATTTCGCCACAGTTGGCGGCTTGATGGCAACTGCAATGCGGGCTTTCCAGTTGGAAACTGTTGAAGCGGGGCGGGTTGCTGATACATTTGCCAATGCGGTTACAAATTCTAAACTTACTATTGACGGCTTAGTCACTGCTTTTGGTTATGTAGGTGCTGCCGGGGCGCAAGCCGGTCTTACGATGGAAGAAGTTTCCGGCACCCTTATGGTGCTTGCGGATAATGGTATTCGTGCCTCCACGATGGGAACCGGCCTTAGACGGATGCTCCTTGGGCTTCTTTCCCCGAATGAAAATCTTTCCAACTCCCTGCGGGAAGTGGGGATGCGGCTTGAGGATGTGAACCCGGAAATCGCCGGATGGGAAAATGTATTACAGAACATCGCCCCTCTTATGTGGGATTTTGAGCAAGGTTCTGTGGATATGGCAAAAGCCGTGGAGTTCTTTGGACTCCGTGCTTCTCAGGTGGCGGCAATCCTTATTCGTGAAACGGCGCAGGGCGGGGCGTTATCGCAGGCAATAGAAAAAACAAGGGAAATAGGGGCGGCAGCAAGGATGGCCGCATTACAGCAGGAAGGTCTGGATGTAAAGTTCAAAAACCTCGCTGACCGTATTAAAAACGTAGCCCTCGCCCTCGGGGATGCGGGCTTAAACGCCACCCTCCATAATACAGTTGATTTNTTGCGTGACGCCACCGAAGCAACAGAGGAGTTTGTAANNNNATTCCCCNAAGTNGCCCAATGGATGGGGTGGGCTGCGGCAGTAGCGGCAGTATCGGCTGCGGCAATGGCGCTTTTCACGGCGTTTAAATATTTAGGCATTGCCATAGCTGCGGTTATGACCCCTTGGACCTTGTTTATCGGTGGTGTGGCGGCAGCGATCACTACAATTGCATATTTTTCAAGTAGGTTGGACAAACTTTCCGAAGCATACGAAAGGCAAGCCCTTCAAATAAGGGAAAATATCAATGTTCTGGAAAGTTGGCAAAAAGTTTTAGACAAAACCGCAGAAAAAGACTATGCCAATGCTATACGTAGGTTTGCTCAAGAAAATGATGAGATGGCGAAAAGTCTTTTGGAAATCATTAATCGACAAAATGATTTTGATGGTAATACAGCAAAAAGTATGGACCAAGTGTTAAAAAAAGGTCTATCGAAGAAGCAGACAGAATAATACAAAATGCTTTTGAAACGCAAAGAATAACCAGACATAAGGAAGAAATTGAAAAGTGGGCCGGTTCTATAGAAACTGCCACCCAAAAAATTAACGAGTTACAAAAAAGCCAAGCACAGCGCGACCCTGCTGGGTCTATCGTAGGAACTGCTCTGACCGATAGAGCTTCTCAACAAATTATCGACCAAATAGAAACTGCCGAATCTCAAATTGATGACTTAGCTATAGCTATAGGGGATAGTCTATTTGGTATTTCGCAACTTGTGGGGGAGGAAGGGGCGAAAGCCGTATTGAGGCAAATGATAGCCAGCGGCACAGTGGCGGTAGATGCGGTAGAAGCAATCCTTAACCAATTGGATGCGCGGATAAGTGGGCGTGGGGTGAGTATTGACATTGCTCCGTATAAAAAAGCCTTGGAGGAAGTGGTTAAAGAGTTTGAAGGTGTTTTTAAAGATTTCAGCCCCCTTGATCAAGTAACAATGGCAAAATTTATAGAAGAAGAAAAAAAAGCCATTTATAAATTACAGGATGATTTAAAAAAATATACCGACCTCACCGAAACCGAAATTACTGCACTTATTCAACGTGAACTTAG